TTTAGAGTTCCTGCATCCAAGATAACAAAAAAGAATATGCACGAGGTTATGGATGATGAGCTGACAGGACTTGATACAACGATTGATTGGAAGAACACAGATGATAACTCTTATGATGGTGAGAAACTACTATTACTAGTACACGATGAATCAGGCAAGTGGTTAAAGCCAAATAATATTCAAAATAACTGGCGTGTAACTAAAACTTGTTTGAGATTGGGTAGCAAGATAATCGGTAAGTGTATGATGGGTTCTACTTCAAACGCACTTAGCAAGGGTGGTGAGAATTTTAAAAAGTTATTTGAGGATTCTAATTTATCAACAAGAAACGCTAATGGTCAAACTAAATCAGGATTGTATTCTTTATTTATTCCTATGGAGTGGAATATGGAAGGTTTTATTGATAGGTTTGGTATGCCAGTATTTAGAAAGCCAGAGAGAAAAATTAGAGGAGTAGATGATGAGTGGATTACAAACGGAGCGATAGATTATTGGGAGGCAGAAGTAGATTCGTTAAGGAAAGATGCAGACGCATTAAATGAATTTTATAGACAGTTTCCAAGAACAGAATCTCACGCATTTAGAGATGAAAGTAAATCTTCTTTATTTAACCTTACTAAAATTTACCAACAAATAGATTACAATGATTCACTTATTATGGAACATCACGTAACAAGAGGTAGATTCTATTGGAAAGATGGGGTGAAAGATTCAGAGGTTATTTGGACACCAGACTCTAGGGGAAGATTTAAAGTATCCTGGACACCTAACAGAGGGTTAGCTAATAAGAAAATTATAAAACATGGAATATATTTTCCTATCAATGAGCATATAGGCGCATTTGGATGTGACTCGTATGATATATCAGGTACTGTGGGAGGAGGAGGTTCTAATGGAGCTTTGCATGGTCTAACTAAATACAATATGGAAGAAGCTCCAAGCAATGAGTTTTTTTTAGAGTATGTAGCTAGACCTCAAACAGCTGAGATATTTTTTGAAGAAGTATTAATGGCTTGTGTATTTTATGGTATGCCAATATTAGTTGAGAATAATAAACCTAGGCTTTTGTATCATTTTAAAAATAGAGGGTATAGAGGGTTTAGTATGAATAGGCCAGATAAGCATTACAATAAATTGTCAAAAACAGAAAGGGAGCTTGGAGGTATACCCAACACTTCAGAGGATGTAAAGCAATCGCATGCTGCAGCTATAGAGTCATACATAGAAAAACATGTAGGTATAGATTTAGAGGGTGTGCATAGAGCTGCCGATGAAATGGGTAGCGTATACTTTACTCGTACACTAGAAGATTGGGCTAGGTTTGATATTAGCGCTCGAACAAAGTTTGATGCAAGTATAAGTTCAGGTTTAGCTATAATGGCAAATCAAAAAAACGTATATCTACCGCAAAAAAAAGAATCAAAAATAAGTCTTAACTTTGCAACATATAATAATAAAGGAACATTAAGTGAATTAATTAGATGAAAGAGGTAAAAATAAACATTTCATCTGTAGGATTCCCTAGTCAGTTTGTATCTGACGCTGAAAAAGCAACCGATGAATATGGGTTGCAAATAGGGCAGGCTATTCAATATGAGTGGTTTCGTAAAGATTCTAATGGATGTAGATACTATAGTCAGTGGAGGGACTTTAACAGATTACGCTTGTACGCAAGAGGTGAACAATCAATAGCAAAATATAAAAACGAATTAGCCGTAGATGGTGACTTATCTTACCTTAATTTAGACTGGACTCCAGTTCCTATAATCCCAAAGTTTGTAGATATAGTTGTCAACGGAATGTCGGATAGGCTTTTTAAAGTAAAGGCGTATGCACAAGACGCATTATCTCAAGAGCATAGAAGTAAATTTCAAGAATCTATACAAGGGCAGATGGTGGCAAAAGAGCCATTACAAACTGTTCAACAAAATACAGGATATAACCCTTTCACGATGAATCCTGAAGATTTACCTTCTGATGATGAAGAGTTATCGCTGTATATGAATTTAAATTATAAACCAGCCATAGAGATTGCAGAAGAAGAAGCGATTGATACAATGTTTGCCGAGAATCATTATGAGGATATTCGTAAACGATTAGATTACGATATGATGGTAACGGGTATGGCTGTAGCAAAACATGAATTTTTACCAGGAAGCGGAGTTGAAGTATCGTATGTTGACCCTGCTAATATAGTGTATAGTTACACAGAAGACCCTCATTTCAAAGATTGTTTTTATTGGGGTGAAATTAAAACTGTTCCGATAGCTGAACTTATTAAAATTGACCCCACACTTACAAACGAGGATTTAGATAAAATATCTAAATACTCACAGAGTTGGTATGATTATTTTAACACTGCTCAATTTTATGAAAATGATATATTTTATCGTGACACTTGTACCTTGATGTATTTTAATTATAAAACCACTAAGAAAATGGTTTATAAGAAAAAGAAAATGGAGAATGGAAATATGAGGATGATTGAAAAAGATGACACATTTAATCCGCCTGATGAAATGATGGAGGAGAATAATTTTCAAAAAGTTGAAAAGACTATTGATGTGTGGTACGATGGTGTAATGGTAATGGGAACAAACATTATATTAAAGTGGGAGCTTGCTAAAAACATGGTGAGACCTAAATCATCATCTCAGCATGCAATACCTAATTATGTGGCAGTAGCGCCTAGAATGTATAAAGGGGTAATTGAGTCATTAGTTAGAAGAATGATTCCTTACGCTGATTTAATTCAAATAACTCATTTAAAACTACAGCAAGTTATTGCTAGAACAGTGCCAGATGGTGTGTATATAGATGCAGATGGTTTGAACGAGGTTGATTTAGGAACGGGAGCAGCATATAGTCCAGAAGACGCATTAAGGCTTTACTTCCAAACAGGTTCTGTTATTGGAAGAAGTTATACTCAAGATGGAGAGTTTAATCAAGGTAAAGTCCCAATACAGCAACTTACAAGCAATTCAGGAGCTTCTAAGGCACAAATGCTCATAGGTAACCTTAACCACTACTTAGATATGATTCGAGCTGTAACAGGCTTAAATGAAGCGAGAGACGGTACTATACCTAATTCTGATGCACTAGTGGGTATTCAAAAACTTGCAGCACTAAGCTCTAATACGGCTACTCGTCATATATTAGATGGAAGTCTTTACATATATAGAACGTTAGCTGAGGCGCTAACTTATAGGGTAGCTGATATATTAGAGTTTTCAGATTTTAAAGAAGATTTTATAAATAAAATAGGTAAGTATAATGTTGGTATTTTATCAGAAATAAGTGATTTATACATATATGATTTTGGAATATTTATAGAGCTCTCTCCAGATGAAGAACAGCAAGCTATGTTGGAGCAGAATATTCAAATGGCTTTATCAAAACAAGATATAAATTTAGAAGATGCTATAGATATAAGAGAAATTAAAAACCTGAAATTAGCTAATCAATTATTAAAAGTAAAGCGTAAAGCTAAACAAGAAGAAGACGCTAAAAAAGAAAAATTAAAACAACAATCTGTAATGCAGCAACAAATGCAGTCTCAACAAATGGCAGCACAAGTTGCTCTTCAAAAAATTGAAGCTGAAGCACAAGCAAAAATTAAATACAGACAAGCTGATATTGCTTTTGAATTAGAAAAATTAAAAGGAGAGGCTAGCTTAAAAGCTCAGTTAATGCAGCAAGAGTTTAATTACAATTTACAATTACAGGGTATGACCCAAAATCAAATTAGTCAACGTGAACAAGATAAAGAAAAAGCTAAGAGTGAAAGAATTAGTCAACAAAACACTCAGCAGTCTGAACTAATTACACAAAGAAAAAATAATCTTCCACCTAAAACCTTTGAATCAAACGAAGATAGTTTAGATGGTTTTGATTTAGCTGAATATGAACCAAGATAATGTGTTTATATTTTGTGTAACTTTGCAAATAAATTAAATTAAATTAAATCATGGATATAAAAGTAAGAGAAGTAGAGACAAATGAAAAATCGTCTCAACAGATTGAACAAGAACTTCTTGATAAGCACGAGGAAAAACAAGAAGTAGAAGCTACTGAAAGTGTCGCTAGCGACACTCAAGAAGTAAAAGTAAAAGAAGTAAATGAAGAACAGGCTGTTGCAGAAGAGCAACCAGCTGAACAAACACAGGAAGAAATAAAAACTCCTCCTGAAACTCAAGTTCCAGAAATAAAAGAGCTTGATGAAGAAGAAGTTCTTTCATATATTGGAAAAAGATATGGTAAGGAAATCAATTCAATTGATGAGTTGGTTAGTGAACGTGAAGAAAGCGAACCGCTTCCTGAAGACGTTGCTGCTTACCTTAAGTATAAAAAAGAAACTGGACGTGGTTTTAATGACTTTGCTAAACTGCAAAGAGATTACAGCGATTTAAGTCCAGATGCTTTGCTAAGAGAATATTATACTATAACAGAAGAAGGTTTAGACTCAGAAGACATAGATGATATGATGGATGAGTTTACAATCGATGAAGATATTCATGAAGCTTCCGATGTTAAAAAAATAAAATTAGCAAAGAAAAAAGAGATTGCTAAAGCGAAAAAGTTTTTACGTGAACAACAGGAACAATACAAACAGCCTCTTGAGTCAAGAGAAAGTTCTGCCACTGAAAGTAACGAAGAGCTTATTCAGTATAGGCAATATTTAGAAACAGCACAAGCTGTACAAACTGAAGATTTAAAAAAATCTCAATGGTTTGAGAAAAAAACAAATGAAGTATTAACTCCTGAGTTTAAAGGTTTTAAATTCACAATAGGAGAATCGGATTATGTTTATTCACCTGGCAGTGCTTCTGATATTAAAAAAGCTCATGAAACTCCGTTAAACTTAGTAAATAAGTTTATAGATAATAATGGCTTTATTAAAGATGCAGAAGGATACCATAAAGCTTTAGCTGTTGCGATGAATCCAGATGCGTTTGCTAAGTTCTTTTATGAACAAGGTAAATCTCAAGCGACTGACGATGTAATGCGTAAGACAAAAAATATAGATATGTCTGAACGTAATGCTCCTCAATCTGCTGCAAAATCAGGATTTCAAGTGAAAGCAGTTTCTCAGCCTTCAAGCAAAGGACTGCGAATTAAGAGTATAAAAAAAACGTAATAATAATTTAAAATAATATAACATGGCAGGACAAGTAAAAGCAACGCCAACATTCGCGTTGACTCCGAGTTCAGAAAGAACTCCAACAGCCCAAAACTATATTGTAAATTTTGATTTCTTAAATCAGTATCTACCAGATACGTATGAAAAAGAATTTGAAAGATACGGTAATAGAACGATTTCTTCATTCTTAAGAATGGTAGGAGCGGAAATGCCTACAAACTCAGACCTTATCAAATGGGCTGAACAAGGTAGGTTACACACGAAATATACACAAGTAGGTACTGGAGCAGCACAAGCGGCTGACCAAGCAGTATTTCAGGTAAACGATGCAATCGACCCAACGACTGCTGAGCAAGTAATCAGAGTAGGACAGACAATTGTTGTTGTTCAAAACGATGGTTCAGGTCTTAACAAAGCAGTAGTAAGTGCAGTAAACAATGCCGGTGGTGGTAAAGGACAGTTCACAGCTGACTTTTACGAAGGCGGTGGTTTAGTAACTGCAGGAACTGGAGCGGGTAATGCAGACGTTACAGTATTTATTTACGGTTCAGAATTTAAAAAAGGAACAGCAGGTATGGTAGGTTCACTAGAATCTAATGACTTCATCTTTGACAACAAGCCAATCATCATTAAAGATACTTACAACGTATCTGGTTCTGATATGGCTCAAATCGGATGGATTGAAGTTACTACTGAAGACGGTGCTACTGGTTACCTTTGGTACTTAAAGTCTGAGCACGAAACAAGATTAAGATTCGATGACTATTTAGAAACAGCTATGATTGAAGCTGTACCAGCTGA